GACTCAAGCGACATTACTCGTTTGGTTGAAAGCGAAGTTGGACTAACTGAAGAATTCAAAGAAAAAGCAACGCTTATTTTTGAAACTGCAGTTCGCACCAAGGTTGCTGAAGCTGAAGCAACACTTAAGGAAGAATATGCAACACGTTTGGCAGAAGAAGTTGAAACCATCCAAGAAGACTTGGTTGAAAAGATTGACAGTTATCTGACATATGCAGTTGAAAGCTGGGTTGCAGACAATAAGGTTGCGGTTGAAAGTACATTGCGTACTGAAATTGCTGAAAACTTTATTACTTCACTCAAGAGTGTATTTGTTGAAAACTATATTGACGTACCTGAAGGTAAGACCGATATGGTATCTGAAATGGAAACCAAGTTGAGCGAAACTCAAGAGCAAGCTGCAAAGCTTGAGCGTATTGCTGAGAGCCTTGCCGAAAAAGTGGAAACACTATCTCGCGCAAATGTTCTTGCCGAAACCTCTCGTGATCTTGCGGATACTCAAGCTGCCAAATTGCAATCACTAGCTGAAGATGTACAATACGTTGATGCAGATTCATTCCGCAAGAAAGTTGAAACTCTCAAAGAGTTTTATATTAATAGCCGTCAAAATGTTGAAGAAGAAACCGTTGAAGATTCTTCATACATCAGTAAAGAAACTATCGTCGAAAACGAAACACTTGGTGAACAAATTTCACCAAGCATGCAAAACTATTTAACCGCAATATCTCGCCTCAACAATGCGTCTACCGCAAACATTGCAAGCTGATACACGGTTCCCAAAAACAAAACAACAACCTAGAAAAAATAACTATTATGTTTAATTCAGAACAATTACAAAAGAAATGGGCTCCAATCTTGGAAGCCAAAGACGCTCCTGCATTCAAGGACAACTATCGTAGAGCAATTACTGCGGTTCTTCTTGAGAACCAAGAGAAAGCAATGCGTGAAGAAAACGCACAAGCATCGTTCCTCAACGAAAACAACACAATTGGTGCCGGCGCCGGTGCAGTTAAGACCTGGGATCCAGTTCTTATCAGCCTTGTTCGTCGTGCAATGCCTAACATCGTTGCTTATGACATTGCTGGTGTTCAACCAATGACCATGCCTACTGGCTTGATCTTTGCAATGCGCTCGCAATACCAAAACGCAGCTGGTACAAACACTGCTGAAGCACTCTTCAACGCGCCTGACAAGACATTCTCCGGTCCTGTTACCACAGCACAAGGTGAAGCGCTTACTGGCAACGGTGTTGACGGCAACTACTCTGATCCAGGTGGATTTGGCGTTGGCGCAACTGCAGCTGTTACAGTTAGTATTGGTCGTACAACCGGTTCTTCCGGTTTTGCTCAAATGGGCTTCACTGTTGACAAGACCACTGTTACTGCTCAGACACGTGCTCTTAAAGCAGAATACACAATGGAACTTGCACAAGACCTTAAGGCTGTTCACGGCCTTGATGCAGAAGCTGAACTTGCCAATATCCTTTCTGTTGAAATCCTTGCTGAAATCAACCGTGAAGTTATTGAAACAGTTAACCTTAAAGCTCAAGTTGGTGGTATTCGTGGCGTTACCTTTACTGGTGCGACAGGTACAGCTGGTCAAAGTGCAACTGTTGGTTCTGCAACTGGTTTCTTCGATATCAACGAAGATGCTGATGGTCGCTGGGCTGTTGAAAAGTTCAAGTCGCTTCTTTTCCAAATTGAAATTGAAGCTAACTTTGTTGCCAAAGCAACACGTCGTGGTAAGGGTAACATTGTAATCTGTTCCTCAAACGTTGCAAGTGCTCTTGCAGCCGCTGGTGTTCTTGATTATTCGCCTGCTCTTTCAGCCAACCTGAATGTTGATGATACGGGTAACGTATTTGCTGGTGTTATTAATGGCCGCATGAAGGTGTTTATTGACCCATTTGCATCCAACGACTACATCACTGTTGGCTATCGTGGTACCAATGCATATGATGCAGGTATCTTCTATTGCCCATACGTTCCGTTGACAATGGTTCGTGCTGTTGATCCTAACACCTTCCAACCAAAGATTGGTTTCAAGACACGTTATGGTCTTGTTGCCAACCCATTTGCTGGTGGTGCAGCTGCAACCGCAACTGGTGCTAACGGCCAAAACCCATACTTCCGTTCATTCGTTGTTACTGGTCTTGGTGGTGGTTCGTACATCCCAACTGAACAGGCTTCTCAGTAAGTTGAGATAAATCCTTTTTAGGAATCGTAAGGTGGGCAATCGAAAGGTTGCCCACCTTTTTACTTTAATAAATACCTTATAATATGGCTACCAATTTATTAACATTGACCGGTTTTAAGATGCGGTTTAGTACAGACTTGTTTCCAATGACTGAAAAACTTGCTGTAGCTGCAAGTTTCCCAAGTATAAGCGTTAGCGAGGTTGCTGCGCAATATGCTAACAAACAAGGATTTGTTAGTAGCGGATTTTTACAGTATGGAGATTTGAGCGTACGTGTTGCCGTTGATGAAAACTTAAGCATATACAATGAATTGTATGCTTGGCTATTACGAAACAGCGATGGCGCAGCAGTAGAAACATATAATCTTGTGTTAAATTTTGTTACAAGTCATTTTAATGTATCACGTAGCGTAAGTTTTAATAGTGTGTTTGCTAGTTCTATTGGTGGTATAGAATTAAACTCTCAAGCAACTGATGTAGAGTATGCATTTATTGATGTAACATTTAAATATGACAATTTTAATTTCTTAGATTAAAAACGTATAAATCAATCTAGAACAATGACTCTAGATGATATATTAAAAATGTGGGCTGAGGACATCAAGATTGACGAAGTTAACCTTGATGTTACAAGTATGAAGAGCGCGCAGTTGCATGCAAAGTATATTGAGTTGTATGGCTTAAGCAAATTGCAACTTAAGAAAGGCGAATTGGGTATGGCTGTTCTCAAAAAAGATAAATGGCTATATTATAATGGCAAGATGAGTAAAGAAGATATGGACAGCAAAGGATGGAATTATGACCCATTTGCTGGCATGACCAAGCCGCTCAAAAGCGATATGGATCTTTTCTACGAAACCGACGCAGACATTAGCAAACTTCGCATGAAGTTGGACTATCAGCAGGTTATTGTTGAAAGCCTTAAGGATATTCTTGACAACATTAAATGGCGTCACACACACATTAAAAATATGATAACATGGCGACAATTCACTGCAGGAGTTTGATATGGCTGACATTACCATAAAGAAAGTAAATGAGTGCACTCTAAAGATTTGGAGTGATGACCATGGTATACTTATGGAAGCCCAAGAATATTTCACTTTCTTTGCAGAAGGTTACAAATATATGGCGGCATTTAAGAACCGCATGTGGGATGGGCGGGTAAGACTCTTGGATATGCGCAGCCATACATTACCGTATGGACTTCTTTTGGAATTGTTAAAGTTTGCAGATGCTCGCAAATACTCCGTAGAGCTTGATTGTGATATTCGTGATCGCACACCACAAGATAAAGCTGTATTGCTTGACTATGTAAAAAGTCTAACTCTAATGAGCGGAGCAAACCGCATTGAAGCACGTGACTATCAATTGGACGCGTACTCACATGCATTGTGCGAAGGGCGCAGTTTGGTTATTAGTCCAACCGGCAGTGGCAAGAGTTTAATCATCTACATGATGATACGTTGGTATCTTGACAATCACGATGATAGCATATTGATTGTGGTTCCTACAACAAGTTTGGTTGAGCAGCTTACAAAAGACTTTGCTGATTATAGCAGCGCCGATGATGGCTTTGATGCTGACACTGATGTTCATAAAATTTACAGCGGCAAGGAAAAAAATAACTTTGAATCGCGCGTTGTGGTTACCACATGGCAAAGCGCCATCACATTGCCTAAGAGTTGGTTTGCAAAGTATGGAATGGTTGTTGGAGATGAAGCGCATCTGTTTAAAGCAAAGAGTCTTAATGCTATCATGAGTGCGCTTGTAAATGCAAGCTATCGCATTGGTACAACTGGAACAATCGACAACAGTCAATGCAACGAATTGGTATTGGTTGGCAACTTTGGACCAGTGCATCGTGTTATTACAACAAAAGAATTGATTGACAGCAATACGCTTGCGGCTCTGCAAATCAAATGTATTGTATTGAATCACAACGAAGAGTTGAAAAAGATTGTGTGCAAGTTGGACTATCAAGCTGAAATCTCTGCTATTGTAAGTCATGCTGGTCGCAATGCTTTTATTACAAAGTTAGCTCTATCTCAAAAAGGCAATACATTGGTACTTTTTAATCTCGTTAGTAAACATGGTAAACCATTGTATGAGTCCATCCGAGCTGGGGCGGCTGAAGGTCGTAAAGTATTTTATGTAAGTGGAGAAGTAAATGCAACTGATCGTGAAACTATTCGAGAAATTACTGAACAGCAAACTGATGCAATTATTGTGGCAAGCGTTGGTACGTTTAGCACCGGCATCAACATTAAGAATCTCCACCAGATTGTTTTTGCTGCGCCAACCAAGAGTCAGATCCGAGTGTTGCAAAGCATTGGTCGCGGACTAAGAAAAAGCGATGATGGGCGTGGGTGCACTGTGTATGACATATCAGACAACTTTAGCTGGAAGAAGAAAAAGAATTACACCATGAACCATGCGATAGATCGTGTCAAGATATATAATAAAGAAGGTTTTGAATACAAGATTTATGAAATTAATTTACCATGATTGACAACGACAACTTGCATCATCTTGACATACGTGTATACAGCACGGTTAGCGGCCGTCAACTTATTGGTGAATTTGTGGACATTTATGACGATGTAATTCAACTTAATTGCCCACTTGAAATGGTACGCATCCACCTTAAGGAAGGTATTGCAATACGATTGGTG